GGTCTCGGTTACTGCGCCAGCCTTTGCCCGGGATGATCGTGATGTCCACCGAGAGTGGCCCGCCTATCACCGGTTGAACACCATCGACCAGGACGCAGACCTGTAGCTCTTTCAACCATCGTTTGTAGGTAGCGGATAGGTAGGTGGCTTTACCGTGCCTTTTCCAAATGTGGTTCACGCTGGGTGGAATTGGCAGCGTGAGTTGCATCAGGTTCCGCCGTTCAGTTTGTCCCAGTGATCCACCGTGATGCGCCACAGTTTTTTATCTGGCCTGCCTGGCGCTTGGATTTGTTCCTTGTGCCAGCGAATCGCCTTCAACAGCGCATCACGGTGATCTTGCAAACCGTTCAATAACTTAGTGCCAGTGGCCAGCAAGATGGTTGCGCTCTCCATCTGACTGCGCAGTAGCACCACCTCAGCGCGCAGGGTAGCCAGTTCCCGTTCTGTATCCGGGTTCATGGCGCTTACCTCGCTAGTATCGGCAGCAGGCATACCATGTGCCATTGGCCGACTGTGCGTATCCAACTTCCCTAGGTGCCCAACGATTCCGGAAACAGCAGTTGTGTTCCGCCGCTGCGGGACTAGATCCTGAACCACAGCCTTCATATCCGGCGTTTCCACCAAAGTGCGCAACGCGGCCAATTCTGGCCATCTGTTCGGCGACTGCTTGCGCTGTGCCGAACCCGACAGTAGCCACCGCTTTAGCCACAGGCCGACGACTGAAAGGACCAGCACTAACGGCACCAGGCAAACCACAAACAAGCAGGCAAAAGAATAAGGTTCTCATAGGCACCTCTTACTTGGATTTCGCTGGCACTGGCACAATCTCAATGGTTTTGCCAACTGGCTTGGCAGTAACCTTGAATCGTTCCTTGGTGATGATTTCCGCTTGCTGTTTGGTTTCTTTAACCACCTCGGTGGTGGTAGCGCAATTAGCGCATCGAGCAGCGCGGCGGTCCTTAATTCTTTCGAGTGGACCAGCCTGAGAAAGCAGGCAGGAGATGGAACCAAAAGCAGCGATGGCCAGAAATGCTTGATGCATGGTGAACCTCCGTAAGAAATGCTTACATAATTATCTTACAAAGCACTAACCGGATCCGCAAACCACATGCACAAGTCATTGATATTCCGCCTCCAAGGAATCGAACCTCAGCGCACACACCAGCAGACGGACATGAAAGTATTCTAAATGAATTTAATGATTTCCTTTTTCCCCAAATCGGTTGCCGTCCAATCATTCCTCCAGGTTTATTTTTCCTAATCGCACTGGAGATCGATTAGGTTGCCCACTCTAGTGGCTTGGTGTCATCGCAACCGATTGCGGTTGCTCCGTGAAAATTCTTCGTCTAGAAAATCGACAACCTCAACAACAAGCAAAATCCATTGGAGTGGATTCCACATCATTCCACTGTCTCTTGCGGTTCTAGCTCTTTAATTAGCCGTTGTAAACAATCAATCGCCTTGGCGATGTCATCCTTGAATTTTTCACGACCACCTTTGGATCCAGCGCGGTAGACGTATTTCAGCGCATTCCCGCGCCAGAAATTCTCCATGCCTTCAGCACCGATAACATCACGGATAAAATCTGCGCAGCTCATGCCGCTCGCACCGATGTAGTGTTTCGGGTCGTCTGCCATCACTCACCTCCCGGCAGCGGTTTAATAATTTTGTTTACGTACTGAACTCTAATATCTTCATTTTTGAACACAAAAATTGCCGTGGAAATTAAGAAAAACGCAACAACAACGACCACGCTCCAAGCCGCAAACTTCAGCCAGAACATCAAAGACTCCTTCCAGCTTTCGATTGCGGTAACACGCTTTCGGACCTCATGCAATTCGTGATATCTGCGCGCGGCATCGCCGTAATAATAGTCCAAGCGGCTTTTGTTTTCCGCAAGTTGAAACTGAACCTTCTTCCAGTCGTCAGCAGAGATATTGATCGACTCGTTCATTGCCCATCTCCAGTCGCCCAGTGAATAAACGCCTTGACAGTCGGCCATATGTGCGCAGAAATAGCTCCTGCGAAAAATGAGATAGCTGCAATCATCACGACAGCGAAACCCACGGCTTTTCCTCCTAGTGTTCTAGCTAAATCGTTGCCGGTCATCACTCACTCTCCTTTGGCAGCGGGCCGATGGGTCGCCAGTAAAAGTAACCCAACTTGAAAAAACACTCTCTTAAAGGCTCGTTACACTGAACAACCTTTATGTCATCGAGCCATAATCCCTTTGCATCATCGAACCAGATCACCAAATACTTCCCGCCAGCTTCCGGGCACTCCTCAGGCCACTTACGCCAGCGAAGCAGGTCTTCCAGTTTTACGAGTCTCTCCATCAGTCTGGAGTTTTCCCGTGCAAGGTTTTTACACATCATTTCCCAGTAGAAAGCTGGGTCATCCTCACTCATCACTCACCCTCCTTTGGCAGCGGGCCGATAGCCAACCACAATTCCTCGTCATAAAAAGCTCCACGATATTCTGACATGGCCTGTTTATGCTTTAGAATTGCTGCACGGAGCTTATCAATCTCAGCGCGCGCCTCCTGTAGTTCGTTCAGCATGTGGTCTGCGTCTCGGTCGCTCATGCAAATAACTCCTGCTGCTTAGTTGGCGAAAATTCGACCAATAACGGTGCCGAATTACTTGCTTCGATTCGCTGCCTCAAAATTTGGCCGCGCCCGGCCTTACTCGGCGGTTGGTATGAACCAGTCCATCGCTTGTCTATGCCCACATTCCGAGCAATATTCGTGCTGTCGGCACTCGATAGCGGTAGTTTTGTAAAAATCCGCACATCCAGCATTCTCATTCCATGAAGCTTGACATGTGGCCGGCCATTCGCCGAAATGTTTTTAATTGCTGCTGTGATCCTGTGCCACCAGTCCATGGTGCCTATCACCGAGTAATCGCCAGATGAACCGATGGCAATCCGATGGAACATGGCTGCCAACCGCTGGAGTCGCTGAAACGATTCATGCATATGCCAAACCGGTACGCACGCAGAAAGTTCGTCTTTACGGTAAACCCGCCATTTGCCAATAAACCAATTAGCCAGGCTGTCGTTGTCGCTTTCGTTGCCGTCAATCACATCGGGAATGGTGATCCAATCACAGCCTGGATGCGCAAATGCATCAAGCGCCCATGCAAGATACGGTGTCCAATCATCAATGGGTTTGCCTGACTTCCAGGCTGAGAATGCACCGTTATCCAGAACAAAGGTCTGGCAAACTTCTGCCGCCAATCCTAACTGCTCAGGATGCGCAAACGAAACCATTGCATGTCCTGCCTGCAAGATTGAAGCACATGCGTGGTCAGGATGTATTGGCAACCCGTGGTAATGAATCATGTCTTTACCACCATTTCGGCTGGATCAGTTTGGTTTTGAATTGCCCATATGATTCTGTGGCAGTAATAAAGTTGGCCGTTCCATCGAACTGTCCAATAGGTCTTGTGTCCGCGATCTACTAAACATCCAGCCATTTCGCCTTCAAATCCACCACCGCTGCCGGAACGCCAACGCAACTTACTGGGAAGCAATTCATCAATCACAAATGATTTACAAGCTAGTGCCGGGTCGATGTTTTTTTTCATCACTCACCTCCTTCGCCGAACCAATTGAATCAAAATACCTATTAACCCACTCCGGCCAATACCGCTCACCGCGTGAGGTCACCGAGGTTTGTTGAAGAACCAGCAGGTCCGCTAGAATCCTGTCCGCTTTGGCCTTCTGCTCGGTCGTCAACATTCTGGTACCTCCTCAACATCGCCTCGACTGTGGCCCGCCACTGTGGTGGACCTTTTTCCTGTTCGTGAGTTTTTAGTTCCGCATTCACCTCGACAGCGCGGGTGTCCATTTGGGTTTGGTAGTGCGGATTTTTGCTGCTGTAGCGCATAAACGACATCAACGATTTAGGATCCGTTTGCCGACCAGCCGCCCTGGCGTTTAGCTGTTCGCCTGCTGAGCAGAAACAGGTAACCGCCATGGTGGTTCGCGGCTTGCGCCACTCCGGTCCCCAAACACTCGACAGGTGCGGCAGACCACACACCCAACCAGAATCGCTGCACATGTCGCATTGCACCGGGATGTTGTCATCCAGCCTGCGTGACTCAGCCTGTGCCGACATACTGCGGTCTTGCTGTCGTAACTCGTCACGCAGTGCCTCAAGAAATTGGGTTGGAAATTGCGGCATCGGGTTCCGCCTGGTGATCGCATACACCGCGCTGACCAGTTCGCTGTTGCTGCGACCTTCGGCGTGGAACAACTGTCCCCAGGCAAACAGCGTTTGGCCCCAAGCAGGCGTGTTGGCGTGGAATAATCCCTGGAACAAATCCAGCCACAGAGTTTGACCAGCAGGCACTATTGCGCTCATCGGACCACCTCCGGCAGACAGGGTAACGGTTGGCCTGAACCGGCGGTGGTTAGTCCGGCCTGTTGAGCGAACACCTCAGACCATGGACGGACTATTGGCGCGGTGCGAGTCTGGTAGGTCGGCGCGGCTGGTGGTTTCGGTTTGTCGCTTGCCCTGGTCAACCAGCCAGTGAAAAACCTATCCATGCCAGCGGCGGTTTTGCGGTTGTCCGGGTTGGCCTCAACCCAGGCCAAAGCCTTGTACGCTTCGGCCATCACATCCAGTTTGGGAAATAGTTCGGTCAGGCGGTTAACTTTTGCCTGGCGTAGGTGCCAGTGGGGCACTTCACCGTCGGTGGGGAATGTAATGAATACGGGTGAGGAATCGGAATTTTCCTTTTCCTTCTTCTTCTTCTTCTTCTTATATCTATTCTTTTCTAGTTCCGCATCCTGTCCGCTTTCGATGCGGACATCTTGCGGACATTCTGCGGACGCGATGCGGAAGCCTTTTTTTCGCTTCGCCTCAAGCGCTCGTCGCTTGGCAGAAGCACCGTTATGTTCTTGGTAGTTAACGAGTTGCATACCATCCTCTCGCACAATGATCCAACCAACAGTTGCCAGTTCGGCGGTCAGTCCCGGCGTTTCGGTGAGTCGATCCAGTGCCGCTGGTGTCATGTTCCGCAGCAAATCACCATCGGCATGGCTGTCTGCAACGGACCAAAGGTGGACAAGTGCGCCAAACACATGGACACTAGGCAGACATAATGCGGACGCGATGCGGACGACATGCGGATGCGAAATCAGATGCGTTCGGACCTTGATCCAGTTCATGGGTGATGTCTCACATTAGGTATTGGAGTTGGTCTGGTTGCATCAGCTTGCTAGCGGGAACAAAGTACGCCTGATCCCTTCCACCATGACTGGCAAGGTGTTCGGGTTTCTTAGCATCGATGCCAAGAATGGCGCCCTTGATGGTCCATGTGTCAGTTCCGCCAATGACCAGGACAAACCATTGGTTGTCGCTGTCTGAAGGCCGAACAATTAAATCGTGCCAAGACTCGGACCGTGTACGGATCTGCCATTTGTCGCCGATGTCGGCGTTTTCAAATGTGTTGACGGAAGGAGACCAATAAACGCGCGCCCATTTGGCAAAGGCTAGTTCGCCTAAGGCTCCGCGTATATGGTCTTCCCAAGGCGTGTTCCGGTTGTAGCCAAAACGATCCTTTAGGTTTGCGCGAATCGCTACTACCTGCCGCAATACGCCAACCATCGCAGCATTAGTGATTTCGTAAGGCTCCAGTTTCAAGCAGTGTTTTTCACTCACCCCACCACCTCCCACACCGCAATCGGCCTTCCATGACATTCAGGCCGACGGCTAGCAATCACCCGGTCCGTCTTGCGAATAATCCCGCGCCGCGCTGCTTCCTGAAACGCTGCGCCTAACGCTCTCGGTTCCGGCGGCTGGATCACCAGTGGCCAAACATCATCGCTGGTCAGTAACCGGTGCTTCAGCGACACATGCCGAATGGCGTTGATCGCATCATCAATCCAATTGGGTGGCGCGTTCGCAGCGACGCGGGCAATCGCCTGATCACGCAATTGTTCACCTGTTGGCGGCGGCAACTGCGCACCGTAGGCATCCACGCCTCCGAAAAGGTCGTTCTGTCGCATGTCTAGTTCCTCAAAAAACCACCAGTGGGACTGCCATTACCCACATTCCCAATCGTTTTTAAACCGGATCCTGTCGGGACTTTCTGTCCCTGGCGTTTGGACGATGGTGGATGTCGCATCAGAATGGGTAATCATCGTTATTAAATTCTTTGCCAGGCTGTGGATTCACCACACGCGGCTCGGCGTGGTACGGCAGATACTCGACCACCTCGGCAGACTCCCGACCGTTCCACTCACGCACCCGGGTTTTGATCCGCAGCTTGTGACCGACCAGTTCCGATGAACTGGTGAGTTTCTCCAGGTGGCAAGCGCGTTGAATGCTGCGCAGACTGGCCAATGCGATCTCTACCGCCTTAGCGTTTTTATTCTTTAGGTTCAACCGGTCCCAAATCCGCTGGCCCGCAAACTGTCCATCCTCGATACGCAAAACCAATTCTAGATAGGCGCCATCGCCAGCCTTGGTCGGCTTGGTTTCCTCGGACAGGATCTCCACCCGGTATGTTCCAGGCTGAACCGTCTCATACTGCCTGCGCTCAGTCGGTTTGTTACCGGCCAGCATCGAATCAAATTCGCTCAGATCCATGGTCAAAATCTCCTGGTTAGTTGACTTCTGCGATAGCTGCACGCTCAGCCAGCATCGATTGCAGTGAATCCAAAACCTCGTCTGCCTGTTGTTCGGTCAGTTCCTTGGCCGATTTCACGCCATAGGTTTTGCGCATCTCGGTGCGGAAAACCTCAGCATCTGAAATCACGCCAGCGTTTTTGGCTCGGCTGATTAGGCCAACGATTTTTTGGATCGTCTGCTCACTGACAGTGCGCACCATGCCAGCCTCGGGAACCTCAACCTTTGGTGCCGAAACCTGAACCGGCATCGATCTCGTTTCAATCTCGGCGTGTGGGATCTCCTCGGCTGGTGTAGTCTCCAGTCCGGCATCGAGCAGCGGAACAATCCATGCCAGAGCAGATCGGCAAGCCCTGCTGGTGGCTCGGGTCTGCGCCATCGCTCGGCGTGCATAGCGTGGCCTCTTCACCCACATGCCTTCGTCAGTGCCAAGGTAGCCTTCAGCGCTGGCGACGATCTCACCATCCGACAACCGCACCAGATCGCACACCGCGCGGATGTCGCCATTGCTCAGTTCCTCGACGATTCCGATGCGCGGTGAATAGCCACAGCTTGCGGCCAGTGCCTGCCAGCCCTCGGCCTTGATGTACCGCTTGCCTTGCAACTGCATCGAGCATTGCATTACGATTGCTCGGCAAGCGTTTGCTGTCGCCTGTCCTTTAGTTACAACCGACTGTGGGTTGGTTTCGGTTTCGTATACCGCAAGTGCTGTCTCAACCATTGTGTGTCTCCGTTTTTGATGCCAACAATTCGCCAACAACATCGATGAACCAAGTAGTCGGATGCTTCAGCACACCTCCCCACGGTTTAGACATCGTCCAGCACCGCCGCTGTTCGTATGGTCTCCACTGCGACAGGCTCACGAAAACTTTGAGGCCACCTTCATCCCGAATAATCAATTTTGTGTAGGTCTCGAAATCCCGCTCAAAATAGCTTGGACAGTCACTGGCCACCCACTGCCTGTAAAAATCGACAATCATCAGCGACCACTTATCCGCGCGGTCAATTAGCTTGTCGGGCAGGATGTCTTCTTCACTGAGCAGTTATTTTTCCTCCTTGTCTTGTTGATCCTCAC